GCATGGGCCTCGCGTTCGAAAATGACGGCGTGACCGGCACTCTGACGAACGCGTACTATTCCGGCACGCTGGCGGATCAATTGCGCACCGTCTGTAAGGACGCCGGCATTTACTACGCGATTGAACCGGCTACGCCGAATTTGCTGGTCATCTCGCCGGCCGGCGTGTCCCGTCAAAACCTGACGGCATTCACGCTGACGCCCTCGTCAGGATTGGTCGGATACCCTGAAGTGCTCGGCAATGGCTACCTCAATGTGCGATCGATTTTCAATCCAGCATATCGCATGAATGGGCCGATCACGATTCAGGGGAGTGACGTGGTTATTGACGCATCGTTGCCGAAAACGCTGAACACGCTGGCGGATGGCAATTGGCTGATAGGGCCGCTGACGCACACGCTTGAGTCGCAGAAACCGGGCGGGGCGTGGTTTACCGATATGAAACTTTACCCCGAGAACGCGCCCCCGCCCCCCGTATCATGAGCAACGTAGGTCAAGCCAATCCGTTTAGCGATGCGAGCGAGTACAACACGCTTGATTTCGTAATCGCGCGCGCAACCGAGAAAATGCAAACCGTATCGATTGTCGCCGTCAAGGCCGTCGACACGGTAAAACTCACGGTCGACGTTCAAGTGCTCGTCAACCTCGTCACGGGGGCCAATATCTCGGTACCGCACGGTGTGATCGCGGCACGGCCGTATTTCCGCGCGCAGGGCGGCACGTCGGGAATAATCCTCGACCCCGTTGCTAGCGACATTGGCGTAATGGTATTCGCGTCGCGCGATTCCTCAGCCGTGATCGCAGCCAAGGGGCTAGCGAACCCGGGTAGCCAACGCCGATTCTCGTGGTCGGATGGCGTCTATTTCGGCGGCATCCTCAACGCCGCGCCGACGCAGTACCTTAAGTTCGCGTCCGGCGGCGTCACGTTGCTGTCCCCGACCGCCGTCAACATACAGTCGCCCGCGAACACCGTCACGGGGCCGGCCACGGTTACGGGTGCGACCACGCTACAGGCTACGCTGGCCGTGACCGGCACGAGCACGTTGACGGGCGCCGTAAGTACCCCCGGCGGTATAACGGTCGGCAGCCCCACGGGCGGCACCGCAGCGCCGGGCACAATCAATGCTGCGGGGCTATTCGTCAACGGCGTCCCTGTCAGTACGGGCGGGGGCGGTTCGGGGACTGTGACGAGTGTCGGCATATCGACGGGCGGCGTCGGCGTGGTCGTTGGCGGCGGTCCGATCACGACGGCGGGCACGTTGATCGTGGACTTGTCCTCGACCGCGTACGCCGCCCTCGCGCTCGCTGTTACGGCCTTACAGTCGATTTCCATAGCCACGGGTACCGGACTGACCGGCGGCCCGCTGACGGCGTCAGGCACGACCGTAGCCCTGTCAGCGGCGACTATCGCGGCGTTACTGCCGGCCTCGCCTGTACAGGGCGACATTGTGTATTACAACGGCGCCGCGTGGGCCAATCTCGCGCCGGGCACTGCGGGTAATGTTTTGACTACGGGCGGCGCGGGGGCGAATCCTTCGTGGGCGCCGGGCGGCGGGGGTAGTACGCCAGTGCCCGGCACGATTCCTGATTTAGTGTTTTGGTTTGACGGCAACGCCCCGCTAATGACGACGGGCGCGCACCTCGAATCATTGCAAAATTTATGCCCTTGGATGCCCGCCTACAGCCCGTTTTTGACCGGCGGCGCAAAGGGCGCAACTCGATCGGCAACAACGCTGAACAGTAAAAATTTAATGACATTTCCCGGCAGCGCGGATGCAGCCTATTTGATGCCCGGGGCCGGGCCGATAATGCCCGAATTTACGGGATTCGTCGTATTCAATGCCGGCGCAGCATCTACGATGAGTTTTTGTTGTGGCGCTTCAAGCGCATCGTTAGAGTTTGACTATACATCCGGCGGCGCGTTGAATTTGACAGCTTCATTCGTGGCCGGCATCGGCAATAGTACAACAACCGTAGCCCCCGGAACAGCATTTCAAGGTAACGCCACGTACGACGGCGCGACGGGAAATTATGCGTTTCGTATTTCGCAAGCGGCGGCCGGAAGCGGAACAAATTCGCAAAGTATCACGAGCGGATCGGGCGGCATCGGGTTCGACCCGCAGATAAACGGGCAATATTTAAACGGCATGCTTGCGGAGTTGATTATATACAATCGTGTCTTATCCCCGACGGAGATTGCAAACGTCGAGGCATATCTACACACGAAATGGGGCGTATGACATGGCTGCACCGTTCACAACGTTATTGCTCGACGTCGGCCGATGGGATTTAACCCTTGATGCCTATGGTAATATTGCGCTTGCTGCGCCACCGTACGCCCTCGCGCAGGACGTGGCGTCGGCGTGCCGTACGGTGCTCGGCGAGGTTTATTACGACACGTCGTTGGGCGTGGATTACTTCGGGCAGATATTCGGCCTGACGCCGCCCGCGTCGGTTTTCCAAGAACAGTTCGTAGCGGCCGCGCTGACCGTCTCGGGCGTGATCGCGGCGACGTGCAACATCGAGGCGTACGACGCGACGACGCGCGAAGCGACCGGGCAAGTTTTGTTTACTGACATCAATCATCAAGTGCAGACGGTAGGATTATAAACATGGACACGACCAACGTACCGCAGCCGGTATTTACGCCCACGGGGCTAGTCCTGCCGCAAGAGGCTGCTATCCTGGCGGGCGTCCAGCAAGATTATAACGCCGCATTCGGAGGTAATCTCAACCCGCAGTTAACGAGCCCGCAGGGGCAGCTATGTTCGAGCACCGCGGCTATTATCGCCAACGGTAATACGGTATTCGCCACGTTTGTCAGTCAAGTCGACCCGGATACAGCCACGGGATTTATGCAGGACGCAATCGGCCGTATCTATTTCATGAACCGCAAGCCGGCCGTTCCGACGACCGTCAACCTGCAATGTGTCGGCGCGTTCGGCACGCCGATTCCCGTCGGCGCCCTCGCGCAGGATACGAGCGGCAATATCTACTCGTGTACGCAGGCAGGCGTGATTCCTGTCGGCGGCACGATCACGCTGGCATTTGCGAACGTCGTAGCCGGGCCGATTGCATGCCCGATGAATACCGTCACAATCATTTACAAAGCGATCAACGGGTGGGAGTCGGTCAACAATTCTGCGGACGGCGTGATAGGCGCCAACGTCGAGTCGCCGGCCGCGTTCGAGTATCGGCGGCAACAATCTGTCGGCATCAACGCGCAGGGATCAATCCCGGCCATCTACGCGGCGTGTTTTAGCGTCGACAACGTTATCGATGTTTTCGTGACGCAAAACAACACGGGATCAATCATATCGAGCGCAATCAACGGCAACCCGAATTCGACGAGCTATCCCGTGGCCGCTCGCTCGGTCTACGTGGCCGTAACGGGCGGCGCGGCGCAGAACGTGGCAAACGCTATCTGGCGCGCGACGAACATTGGCGCCGCGTATCAGACGGCGGCGGGCGGCGCAGGCGCTACGCTCGTTTCCGAGACTGTGACAGACAATAGCGGCTATGCAATCCCGGTACCGGCGTATACCGTGAATTACATCAACCCGGCCCCAACCCCGATATTTTTCGCGGTCACGCTGGCGGCCTCGGCATTGCTGCCGGCAAATATCCATTCGCTCGTACAACAAGCGATCATCGCGCAATTCACAGGGCAGATACCCGGCAGCCTGCGCGAACGTATTGGGTCACAAGTTCTCGCGTCTCGGTACTTTGGCCCGGTTCAGGCGATCGGCAATGAAGTTTCAATTTTAACGATCACGATAGGATTTAACTCGGGCGTAGGGCAAGCATCGCTGCAAATGGGCATCGATCAAGAGCCGACAATATCGGCTATCAATATCGCGGTAGCGCCGTAATGAGCATTCCGTACATAGAGGGCCAAAGCGTTTCGAATCCGCCCGTAGCGTCATTTACGCTCGGCTCGATGTCGGCGTCAAATACTAGCCTAACGGCATTTGTTACCGCGCTATCGAATCTGGCTCTATGCGTTATAGTACATACCCATAACAGTACGTCCGTCATTGGGCCGATGTATATCACGTCGGTAACGAGCCCTAATTTATCTTGGGGTTCCGCGCCGATTTTTCGCGTAGAAAGTAATAACGTAAATAATGGGCTATCAATTGAATTTTGGGCCGCACCGATTAGCGCCCCTCTGTCAGGAGAAATAGTTACAGTTACGTCAAATGCTCCCGTTGACGCAGTGGGTTTCGCATTATACGGCGTCGTTGGCGCCGGATTATTTGACCTGGGGGGCGGAACGTTGCCTGTCGGTGTGGTGCCCGCCGGAACTTCGCCGCTGACCGTCCCGAGCTATAATACGACCGACGCCGACACTCTAGTGGTAGCGTTAAGCGCGGTGCAAAGTGGCGCGACGCAAACCGCGCCTACAGGGTTTTCTAACCTACCGTATCAACCGTTCGGCTCCGGGCTTAATCTCGCTATTGCCACGCCCGCGACTTACGCACCCGGCACGATCGTAACGGGCGGTTCAATTGTATCCGCTCTGTCAGGTACGTCGGGCGTCGCCAATACCGCGTTGCTTGCATTTGGCATACAGGGAATTATCGCTACGACTGTTCCCGACGTTGTGGGCGATACTGATACAGCAGCCCGAGCGGCAATCGCCGCTGCGAGTCTCATCGTGGGCACTGTCACGTCGATATCGGGCGGAACGCCGGGCGTAGTGGCGGCACAGTCGCCCGTAGGCGGCACGCCAGTCTCTAGCGGTAGTGCTGTTGATTTGGTCGAATATGAGGGCGACGTCGTTCCGAATATTATAGACACGTCGCTTGCGGTTGTTGCACCGGGCATTCTCGCGGCTGCGGGTCTCGTGGTCGGTATCGTATCGTATCAAGCCAGTGGCGTCATAATTGCCGGCAATGTCATATCGCAAAGCCCCACGGCGGGATCGTTCGTATCTGCGGGATCGGCTGTCAACCTCGTCGTATCTTCGGGCCTGCCGGCACTCACTGTGCCCGACTTATTCGGCCTATCACGAACAGACGCCATCAATGCGCTAATTGCCGTCGGTCTCGTACCGGGCGCGATCGGCTCGGCCCCGTCACAGTTCGTTCCCCCGGGCGAAGTACAGGCACAAAATCCTAGCGCGGGAATCGCCGTAGCAGTCGGGTCAATCGTTAGTTTTGTGCTATCCCTCGGAACGCCGGCCGTTGGCACGTTATTCGATTTCGAAGCGACCGTGATTTCGCAATACGCGAATAGCCCGACGATTTTGCAGCTTGTACAAAATCTGAATCAGTATGTTGACCAATCTACGAACTTCGCCAATTTTTTCAATTTCGTATGGAATGTCGACACGGCTGTTGATTTCGGCCTCGACATATGGGGGAAGATTGTCGGCGTGTCGCGGTTACTGCAAATACCGAACACGACCGACTATGTAGGGTTCGACAATGGCACACGGTCGCCGCCCGATTGGCAAAGCATGGGAAGCGACCAACCGCCATATAACGATCCGCCCGTAGGCGGTGCGCTATATACGGGGTTTAACGCCACGTCGACATATCTCCTCGGTAATGACGCGTATCGGCAATTGATTCTTGCTAAGGCATTCGCCAATATTTGCGCAACGACTGCGCCGGCCATTAACACGATTTTGCAAAACCTCTACGGTCCCGGCACGGCGTGGGTTCTCAATACAGGGCCGATGGCGATTTCCTATAATTTGACGTTCACGCCCTCCGCAATTCAGCTTGCAATTTTGCAGCAATCGGGCGTCATACCCACGCCGCCGGGCGTTTCTGTTACCATCAATACCAACGTCTAGCAGGTTTTCTCATGGCAAGCACTCTAGTTACCCCGCTTTTAATTTCCGTGCCGTTCGGCGTGGGCGCGGCAAACCCGACGTATATCAATTTGCCGATCCCGGTACCGTCGCAGATTTCGATTACCGTCAACGCGGCCTCATTCACTGACGGATTTCCGCCCAACACCATGACGCCCGAGGCGTCCGGCGGGTTGCCGTTCTTCGGGCAGGATTTGAACGGCATACTGTGGATGGTGTCTGCGTACTGCGCGAACTTCGCGGCGGGGGCGCTGCCGACATACAACGCTACGTTATCGGGCGACATATCAGGGTATCCGGTCGGTTGTGTCCTCGTGAATACCAACGGCGACGGTCTTTGGATCAACACCGTCAGCGGCAACACGACGAATCCTGACGCGGGCGGCGCGGGATGGTTTCCGTCTGCCGGCATCGGCGATTCACAGGTATCGTTGTCGTCGACCAATCGCACACTTACGGCGCTTGAGGCAGTGCGTCCGCTTATCGTTTTGTCCGGCGCGATTACGGGAAACATCAACGTTATATTTCCCGTGAATACGGGCCAGCAATGGATCATTGCAAATGCATGCACGGGCGCGTTTACGGTCACGTGTAAGACAGCTTCAGGAACTGGCGTAGCTATCCCGGCAACCAATGTGGGGGCGCCCACTTCGATTTACTGCGATGGCACGAATATACAAAATACGGGCGTGTCGACTGCCGGCCTCGCGCCGATCAATTCGCCCGCGCTGACCGGCACGCCGATAGCGCCGACCGCATCACCTGCGACAACCAACACGACGCAGATTGCCACGACAGCGTTCGTACAGGCTGCGATCACCGCGGGGTTGGCCGGGTACGCTCGCCTTGCCTCGCCGATATTCTCAGGCACGCCGACGGCGCCAACGCCCGCGGCCGGCGATAGTTCGTTGAAACTCGCCACGACAGCGTTCGTGGGTAATGCCGCGCCCGACTATCGCGCCGGTACGTTCAACAGCGTCAACGGCACCGTGACCGTCACATTTTCGACGCCGCTGGCGTTCGTACCCCTCGTGATCGTGCAATGGAAATACGCCAGCCCTGACGTGGGCCACGTAATCCCGGGCAGTGAAACCGTCAACGGATTTCAGTATTCGAACGGCAACGCAGGATTGTGCAATTATTATGCGGTCAAACCGCGATGAGTGACGATTTATCGGAATTGCGCGAACAAGTCGCGGCTTTACGCGAGGGCCGCGCGGCTCATGCCGAGAAAATTAACGCGGTAGCTACGCGCGTCGATTCGATCGCAAACGACGTAAAGACAATTCTAGGGTACATGGAGCGTACTAAGGGATCATGGAAAACCCTAGTCGCATTGGGCGGCGTGGTCGGTGCGATAGTCGAGGCGGGCCATTGGATCGTTGGCTGGCTGCATGCTACTCATTGATTTCGTCATGGCTCGGGAAGGTTGCGCGACGGACAACCACGATGGCACCGTGACAGCCTATTGGGACGCCGCCGGCAAGGTTTGGACGATCGGGTATGGGACAACCGGCCCCGAGGTTACGCAGGGCACCACGTGGCCCGTAGCGCGCTGCAAGGCCGCCCTGATATCCCGACTCGACAAGGCGCGCGGCGCAGTATGTGTCATAACGCCGCCTAACACGCAGTGGCCGGCCGGTGCGTTGGATGCCCTGACGGATTTTGTGTACAACGAGGGGTCAGGCAACTACCAGGGTTCAACCGTCCGCAAATGCGTACAGGCGGGCGATTGGGCGGGGGTCAAGACTCACCTACTCGATTGGGAGTTTGCCGGCGGGAAGCGCCTCGGGGGCCTCATCACGCGACGCGAGGGCGAGGCGGCTATGATTGGCGGCCCGGCTGCGGTATAATCCGCGCCTCATACTCAGGAGAATTCCCCGTGACCACGAATAACCCGTTTGAGAACGTCAAGGCCGGCGTGGAAACTGCCGTCGCCAAGGTTGACAGCGTTGCCTCGACCGTCAAAGCGGACTACGCCAAGGCTGCCGCGATCGTATCGACCGTCAAAGCCGACGAAGTCAAAGCCGACAACGCCGCGATTGCCTACGTCAAGGCCAACCCGAAAAAGATTGTCGCCGCAGTGGTCAGCATCGCGGGTGCCGTGCTCTCGCATTACGTGTGGGAAATCCTGTAAAACCAGTTCAGGATTTACGTGACCGCGCCGTAATGGTACTCGTATCATCGGCGTGGGTCGCGTCTACCGTTTTCATTTTCAAGCACGCGTCAGAAATCAATTTCGCTACGTGGTCGACGTTCTCGGGCGCGATCATAAGCGCCTACCATTGGCTATGTCAGCGCGACGACAAGACGCCAGATTGTGAGCACCACGAATGACCGCATTACTCGCCCTCATCCCTTCGCGCGCCTACCTGTACGGCGCGATCGTTATCGTACTTGCCCTGGCATTCGGCGGCTACACGATTCACGAACGCAACGTGGAACACGCGAAGGATGTAGCCGCGGCGTCCAAGATCGTTGCGAAGGATAACGCGGCAGTCGCCGCAGATGACGCCCACGCCCAAACCACGGAGACTCAAATTGCACTCATTTATAAGCAAGCTGTTTCAATTCCTGCCGTTGCTGATATTGGCCTCGTGTGCCAGCGCCCCGCCCGTAGTGTTCCATTGCCCGCGGCCGGCGCCGTCGCTACAGCCCCAACTGGAAACGGCCAAGCCGACAGTGGAAGCGGACATGCGGAAGGAACTTACGACCCCAGCGGATATATTCTGACGCGTTCGCACGAAGCGGACGCGCAGATAATTTATCTACAGGGGCGCATTGCCGAACTCGAAAAGCAAATGAACGACGCCCCGTGACGCACGAATTCGTGATTTAGTCCCATTTCCCGTATCGGGGGCCGCGCCATCCGCCGCGCGCGAATATCGGCCAGCCCCTAGCGTAATTCGGTAAATCATTAAGCGCAGTTTCGAATTCCACAATAGACGCCGGCCCGGCCGTCCCATGTATCTCGCTAACGGTTTCATCGTACGTGTGCATTACGATTGGGTAGCCTAATCGAGTTACATTTTCCATACCGTGCATTTGAATATCTCGGGCCGTGCCTCCTACTGCATTTTGGGTCAGAACTCCCCCGTATAAATCTTGCTGTATCCAATCTGGAGGGCCTTTTTCTGGATTAGAATTCCAGCCCCAATACGACAGGGCGAGCTCCCACGGGCTGGCATACGGCCTCGTGGCCGGCGTCAATCGCGGCTTGTGGTAGCGGATAAATCGACCGCTCGGCAATTGCATGTATAACGTGTCATCGGCGCCAACCTGGAACGCAATCAACCCGACCCGGTAGCACTGCCCGGGATTCTGTACGGCGAGGATCGCCGCGCCCTCAAGGCCATAGAGTTCCTGTCGTTCGCTCGGGCGGAACTTATCGCGCGTTTGGCCGCCCCACAATTCGACCGTGGCCGGCACCGTGTCGCGGTAGTCGAGGATCGCGCGCTTAATATCAGCGTCGGTGTCGTAGTATTGACCGGCGCCGAATTTCTTCCATCCATTGATCCAGGACGCGTACCCTCCGGATAGCTTAGCGAGTTTGCCTTGCTGGCGTAGCGGATGATGTTTGCCCCCCGTGATTTTCAGCAACGTACCGTCAGTCGCATATGTAGCGACGCCGCCCGTGTCAGTGCGGTGCTTGACGAATTCGGCAAACGGTATGCCGGTCATCATTGAAATCTGAGCTTCGTAAATCATGCCGTGCGTACGGTGCACGTCGAGTACCCATTGCTCTCCCGCGAGGGCAGCAAGCACAACGTCCTCGATTGCCGAATAGTCGGACGAAACCAACGTTTTGCCCGGGTCGGCCACGAACAGCGATCGCAGGCAATTGTTTACCACGTCGAGGGCGCCGAGTTTCGGGTAGGCCGCCTCGACGGCCGCCAGCGAACGCGTGGCTATGACCCGTAGCGCGGCGTCTACTTCCTCGGGCGTGTGCCAGTCGCCTTTATATAGATTCGCCGGCTGGGGGCCATATCCGCCCGTCCTACCGTGATGAGTCGCATGCATTTGGTACATGCCGTGAACTCGGCCGTCACTCGCCGTCTGCGCGCGCAGGGCGTACAGTTTCTTGACGGAAGCCGACCCGAGCATTTGGCGAATCTGCAGGGCCCGCAGCGCAGGCGATATCACGCCGTCACTGTCGGGTTTTAGCCGGTCAACCATGGCGTCGATTGTTTTCTCGGTCATGTCGGCCATATGAACGCCACGACCCGCAAGCCAGCCCTGTAGCTGCTTAAGTTCGGTCGGTTCAATGC